GCCCAACGCTTCACCGCCTGAGCCTTTGAGGTCACGCCGGTAGCGTCGGACTCGCCACCCGGTAGCAGTTCCATATAGTCGATCATGCAGAACGACGGGTTGCATCCCCACCATTCCCGCACCTCGTCCATTGTTTCGGCCATCATGTCCAACGTAAGTGACTCGTCCACGATGGCGATGCGGGACATCTCATCCTTGGCCGTGTCACGCAGAGCCTGCAGCGTGGCCTCATCACCCGCCTTGATTGATTCCTCTACATCGGTGGACGAGCGCCCCTGCAGCAGACAGAACACTTTCATTGCCACAAGTTCACGCGGTTCATCCATGGAGAAGATCACGACGTGTGCTGACGGGTCGTTCACCAGATTGGTGACCATGCTGTTCAACAGCATCTGGGACTTGCCGGTGTGGGAACGTCCCACCACCATCAGTACCTCACCCTTGCCGATACCACGGGTTGCTAGGTCGATCTCAGGAAACCCGAGGTACCACCGTTCTGCCGGGTTGCGGATGAACCCGATCAGGTTGTCTACGACTGTGGTGGTCAGCGACCACCGGTTTGGTTGCGGAGGGTGGTCCGCCTCCCCGCCGTCAACCCCATCGGTCTGGGCTGCGGCGAGGCGACGTGCCACCTCATCCTCTGAGAGGATGTCGGCCATTGTCAGGCCCTGATCTGTGCCCCGATGGACGCAAGATCAGCGGCAGTCTTGCCCGTGAACGGGCAGACGAACCAGCCGGGTACCAGCACGGACCCGTCCTGCTTCGTCAACCACAGCCCCTTGCCGTCAGACCGGCGCTTGTAGTCCGGCCCTTTCTTGTTGAAGTTGGAGTTGGGGTCCATCTTCTTTGACCAGTTCGGGTCCCACCAGTCGGACTTGTTGTCCATCAGGTTGCGCCAGATTTCCTCAAGGCTTCCGCCTCCGCCACCGGCAGGGGCCGGGGATGCAGCCGGGGCCGGGGCCACGGCTGGGGGTCCACTCGCACTAGCCCCGGGAATGCTTTTCTCAAGCATCGCTACGGTGCCATCCTCCGCTATCTCGTAGCCGACTCCCAACGCTTCGTAGTTGGACAGTTCCAGCACCGATCCCCAACGGGTAATCAGGTCTGCAACTTCCTCTTCCGACGTGTCGGTGTCCACGGTGATTGTCACCGAACAGGATGCCTCAGCGGGTTCATAACTTCCCGTCTGAATAACCTGCCTACGGAATACCGTAATGCTGTTTTCTGCTTTCTTTGCTGCTGTTGCTGCTGCCATGGGTCTACCTTTCTATAGTTGGTTCCATGGATCTGGTCCCGCAAACCTACCGCGGCATGTAGCCCACGCTCCACACCATTTGGGCGAACAATGCCAGCCCGTCATGTTGAGCGGCCACACCGGTAGGTCAGCGGCAATGAGTGTGCCCGCAGAGCGAGCCAGCGCAACCAGACTGGCCCACTCCGCAGGTCCGAAATCTACGAGAGTCGTGTGCACCGTTCCTTTGACGAGATGCACGAACTGGAATCCCAACGGCTCCGTCAAACCGTTGTCAGCCTGCGTTGCTACCGCCCACGTGTACGCTGCAGCCTGCACCGACCACCGTTTCTTCTCCCATTCGGAGGACGGCTTGCGCCCCGGGTTCTTCCAATCCAAGATCGGTTGCGGGAACTCCTGCACACAGTCGATGGTTCCCTTGAGCCAGATCTCTGGCTTGTGATCTACCACCAACGGCAACTCAAACGTCCACTCCACGGCTGTAGGGCGCACGTTCTCTCGTACTTCGTCCCACCACACGCCAGCGTTGGCTTTGATTATTTCTACTGGCTCGTCTTCCTTGTGGTTCCAGCGGACGATCTCGTCGCGGTGGTCGTCCCAGTATTTCGTTGCCGTCGAAATGGTCTTGGCCTTTGTTAGAGGCTTCCCGGTTTCCATCACTTCGATTAGACATTGTTCGATGCCGTAGTGGACGGCGGTCCCCAGCATGGTGGACGTGGACTGGGTGTCTTGGGAGATTCCCAGCATGGACTGGCGTGCCCTTTCGGGACACATTGACAGTTCCCCCAGCCATGATTGGCGTAGAACGATTCGGTCATCGGTTGGTTGCATGATTCAATCCTAGCATGTCGGCGGTCGTGGGTGGTGGATCCCCCCATGGCATGACATGGCATGTCTTAGCCTAAACACACCATGCCATGCCATGGGCTGCTACAGCCGGGGGTCAGGCGTCGGCAGGCTCCTCGCTGTCGCGGGGCCTGAGCGGGATCACTTCGGCTCCGGGTTCCTCGTCGGGTTCTTCGTCGGAATCAGGCTCGTTTTTCTCAGGAACTTTGCCTCCTAAAGACTCCCAGATGAAACCCATTCTTGTCATGAACTGGGAACCAACTTCGGACAAAGTATGTGAGAAATCACCGATTTCGACGGTGAGATGTTTGAGCATTCCGAACATCCCTTGAACGGCGACTCTCAGTTCGGCTATTTCCTGTTCTAACTGTTCATTGCTTGCCATTTGTCTCCTCTCAGTGTGTGGGGGGCCGGGGTGAAAGGAGGAACTCCCCGACCCCCCACGACCTGTGCTAGATCCGGTCTACAGAGCCTGTAGGGCCAGATCGTTGCCGACTGTACGCAAGGCAATCTTCACGCCGTGCCGCCGTGCGGCAGCGTAAGCGCAAGACTTCATGCTGATAGTCTCGGCATCATAGTCGATGCCATTTTCCAGTAGCCGTGCCTGACCGTCGAACCAGTCAGCCCACGGGTACTGCTCCTCCCGACCTTTGCGGATCTGGGGGGGTAGCACTTCCAGTATCTTAGCCATTGCTGTTTTCTCCTTGGTTGGTTACTCCGCTCCTGCGAGGAACGGTCTGTGCCCTGCGGGCAAAGATCTCTTCGGCTTGTCCTATGGTATCACAGTAGTCGCCCGTTTGGCAGTCAAACGTCGCCCCGTCATCGGAAGCCATGCTCCAGACGACGTAGGGGTGTAGTTCGTTTTGACTCCGGTAGGCCAGCACCCGTCCAATGAACGGTCGCAGCCCGTCGTTGTAGCCTTCGGCAACATGCCATACCAAGGGTACAGCGCCATTACTCAGGCGTATCATCATCGCTCTCCTCTTTCTCTGCCCACTTTTCGCGCAGCCGCTGTGCTTCAGCGTCACGGTACTCCAGTAGTTGTTTGCGTGTAAAGGTCCAGTCGGGACCCGTCGGTGTTATTCCAGTCATGGCGCGTTCGCCCTTACAATCCAAGCGTACGCATCCTCTTCAGGAATGATCTGGTCGTTGTAACCCCAGAACGAGTTGCCGTCACGATCCACCCCATCGAAACCGGGGGAACCATTCTTGACAACCTCGTATACGGCAGTCACCTTCACGGAACGCCACATTCCTGAGAACGTCCTGTAGACGATCATTTCTCCTACGCGAGGCTGTTCAGCCACGGTGTACCCCCACTCGTTTCGCTTCCAACTCCCTTAGGGTTGCTACCAGTAACGCTGTGGAATCCTCCAGTTCTCGGATAGATGCTGACAGGCCGTCTGGTTGCGTCGCCTTGCGCGGCCGCTTCACCCCAGTCTGTGCCTTTGACATCCTCCGATGCTGGGCCTCCCTCAAGTCGGCAAACCACACCTGCACCGTACCCGGATCAAACACCAACTGCGGTCGCCCCGCAGGGTGCGGCAGTTTGTGTAGTCGCGCAATCGGCTCAGGAAACGGGTGATCTGTTTCGGGACCCCACTCGCGTATCCAAGCGGCTGGGGTGGCTGGGGCCACCCCGAATGCTTCCGCTATTTCCTTGCGTGTCCATACATACATGGATTGTTTCTCCTTTTCCTATTTGGTTTAAACCGTCAGCAGGGCCATTGCGTGCTCTGCCAACGGGGTCTTGCTGTCAATAGCCTTCTCCATCGCCTTCATCGGATCATACAATCCGCCCTTGGCACGGCCATTGATCCTGTGCTGCTCAGCACCCTGAATGGCGTTGTACGCCATCCAACGGTTACCGGCACCAAACTCTTGCCTCTCGCGGGACCACGCCGTATGGCAGTACTGCCGCTTGGTTGACAAGTTGTTGTGCTGACGGTCAGTCATGTCCTCCGTCGAAGGCATCACCTGCAGAACCAGCCCCCTGAACTGCTCGTCCGTGTACTCCTGATCCTTGAGAACCCGGGCCATACTTGCCAGAGCCTCAGCCCTAGCAATCGACCCCTCAAGGATACGGACCCGCATCTCCAATAGGCTGTCATGGTTCTTGGTGTGCTTCACCTTCACCAGAGGCTTACCAATCAACTGGTTCTGACAGAACACCCGTTCCGTCAGATCGTAGACTGACGTAGCCCACACCCCGTTGTACGAGGTGATCCAGCAGATCTGGGGTTGAATGACATCACCCTCCCCCAAGTCCACGGGTGCGACGAGTTCCTGCGTTACCGCAATCTTCTCCCCTACACCGAACACCGTGCATGATGTGGTCTTCTGCGGGAACAGTTCCTCCGCCATATCAGCGATGTAACTGTACCCCTCAGTCTCCGCATACTTGTACGAGTGCAAACCCAACACGTCCATCGTGTCGGTGCGCAGCACGTACTTGTGCAAGGGTGCGCCAGCGTTCACGCCCTCCTTGGTCGTAGGCACCCGGATTCCTCCGGCAAAGTCCTCGTACCCGGAGGCGGGAAACGCCACGTCGAATAGGGCGCCAGCCTCCGCCATGACAACGTGGGCATCCATCGGATGCTCCGCCTTGTCCTTGGTGAGGAAGTTGTGCCCCGTGTGTGTGTCAAATACTTCCATATCCTTCTCCTTTGTTGTGTTTACTCTACTTGATTTCAGACGGTGAATCCGGCATTCTGCCGTTCCCGTACCGCAGTTGAGGCATCAGCCAAGAAGTGCCGGATCTCGGTGCGCACGATGTCACGCACCGCATCTTCCGTTAGACCAGCGGCCTGCGGGTTGCCTTCCCGATGCTCACCGACCTGCTCCAGCACGATGTCCTTCAACCAGTCGTTGACTGACACAGCACCCTGTACCGCTTCCTCAAACTGGCGGGCCAAACTGCACCCGTTACCGGGGCTGTAATCGTTCAACAGTTGCGTCGCACCCTCAGCGAAGTCCACCTCGCCGCCGCTATTACCCATTTCTTCCCGTACCGCCTCACGGGCAATCTCATAAGCGGCGTCATTGACATCATCTTCAAGTTCACGCCACATGTCGGCAGCGTCCACCTCTACAGTGAACTCTAGTTCCGACGAATCTACCGTTCCGTTGATTTCCATTATTATACTTCCTCCTTGTTGTTGTGACCGAAGTCTTCGGCCATC